CTACTATTAGTAATACATTACCAAATCAACCTGGATTATTAAGTAGTCCTAAACCGCTAAACTGGACTAATGAGGCTGTAAGAGATAATATACCTACATCAAAAGCACTTGTTAAATATAATGGAGGTACTAATAACCAAGATCCAAAAAAACCAGATGATGAAAGAAAACCATTGGAAAGATTTTTCGATGGTCTTAAAAATTTTACAAAAAAGACTCTCTATACCGCCGGTGGAATAGGAGCAGTTGGAGTAGGCGATGCCTTAATGAATTTTGAAACTAGTAGAATTAAAAATAAAGGTATAAACCAAATTAAGAATGAAGATAAAAAGCAAATTAATTTAAATAGAAAATTTATTGATAGTGTGCAAACATTACCAAAAGATAAACAGAAATATATAATTGATAGCCTTAAAAATGTACCTTGGCAGAATGAACCTCAATATCCTAAACTTCCTCAAGATCCAAGAAGATAATTAATAATAAAAATTATTATAACATATTTCTAACATGAGTAAAAAACACATAGTATTACAAAGAAGTGAGTTCGCCGAGAAGTTCTTATACTTAAACGGACAACCTTTTTCACTCGCAGACTATCCTCACATGCTTGAGATATACAATTCACAGGCTAGAGAGATAGTTATGCACTTTTCACGGCAGACCGCTAAGTCAACAACTTTAGCAAATCTTTGTATTACTAATTGTGCTACACAACCCTACTTTAAGATTTTATACATATCACCTACCAGAGATCAGACTCAAGTATTTTCACGTGATAGAGTAACACCTACAATAGAAGGCTCGCCTTTTATTAGAGATTTTTACACATCTCCCACCTTAGTACAAAATGTTTATACTAAACAGTTCTTAAATGGAAGTATGGTGTACATGCGTTATGCTGGCCATGATGCAGATCGAATAAGAGGTTTATCTGCTGATATGAATCTATTTGATGAGCTCCAGGATTTAAAAGCAGACGTCATCCCTGTTATTCAAGAAACTACATCAAGATCAAACTATAAAAGACATATTTATGTAGGAACTCCAAAAACATCACGCAGTACATTAGGTAAATATTGGAGAGATTCTACACAGTGCGAGTATTTGATAAAGTGTGATAGTTGTAATCATTGGAATTTACTTGGTGAGGATAATATAGCTATAGAAGGATTGATTTGCTCAAAATGCTCAAAAAGATTGTCTATGTCAGAATCAGAAGGTGAGTGGGTATCTACATACAGTCAAACACAAGAACCACCTGTAGAAGGATTTAGAGTTTGTGCTCTTCACTTTGCAGAAGCACCTTGGGTAAATTGGAAAATAGACATAATACAAAAAAGAGAAAGAACTTCAAAACAAGTATTTCTAAATGAAACATTGGCTATAGAGTATGACTCTGGATCGATGCCTATAACAGAAATGCAATTAAAAGCATGTTGTGGAAATGAAGATATGAAATTTTCACCTGATAGATTAGCAGAATCCTATGAAACAGTACTTGGTATAGACTATGGACCTCAAAACTCAGAAAATTCTTTTACGACGGTAGCAATAGTTCAAAAAAGATTAAATAAATATTATGTTCTATACATGAAAAAATTTACTGGTAAAGAGGCAGATTATTCTTTTATACATAAAGAGGTTCCAAGGTTATACAAAGAATGGGGTTGTCTATTTATTGCAGCAGATCATGGAATGGGAGAAGCTTCTAATTCAGAAATAAGAAGCAAAATTGGGAATGACAAATTAGTAGCTTTTTTACATAATAAGGCTCAAAAGAAACCTATAGATTATAATAAAAATATAGGAGTTTATATTTTAAACAGAACAACGAATATGGATAGACTGTTTACAATATTTAAACAAAGAAAAATAGAATTACCGAACTGGGATACATCGCAAGAGTTCTTGGAAGATATATTGAACATAAGATTAACTTATGCTGAAGACGAACAAAGTTACTCATATACTAATGAAGGTCCGGATGATTTTTTCCATGCAGTATTATTTGCAGTGACAGCATTAGATTTATATAAAAAAGACTTGACTTATTAACTTTTAAATACTATATTTTAATCATGAATAGTTTAGAAATTACCGAATTAGGAAAAAAGGTCTCTCAAGATTTTACTGAGAGAGCTATACCAATGACAGATTCATTGGTTAAAATAGCAAAAGAGAAACAACTTACTAAAATACAACTACAACGTGTAGCAGAAGAAGCAAACAACGCCTCTTATTTAAAGTTAGTAAAAACTGCAAGTGACGCTTATGTAGAATTTCCAGTGGGCGATTTTCAAGAAGCTTGGGATAAAGTACATACTTTAGAAAAGAAAGCATCTGTAGTGTTAGACTCTGAGTATGAAAATATAACAAGGCAAAAGTTTGACTATATGGAAAAAGTTGCCTATGAGTATGTTGATCCAAAAGTAGAGATATTGAATAAATATGAAATAGAGGAAAAAATTGAATATTTAAAGTCTAATATTAATAGACTTGAGAATATGTTTTTCGAAAAAAATGCATCGTTTGAAAAAGATTTTAATGAACTAGTAAATATGGTCAAGCAAGGGATGGCATCAAAAGAAGTTGATTACAGCGATGTAAAAGCTGTGGTAACCGCTGTGACGAATATTCATCCTCAACTGTTATCAGATTTGGATAGTAATCTACAACCATTTTTTCCATTTGAAGACCTTACAAAGGTTGCAGGTTGTAAACCAGATAATAAAAAGATAGATCCAAAATCACCGTTAGTAAAAAAAGTAAAAGAGATTGAGAAAAAAGCATTGGATATTGAGGAAACTTTATGTCTGATGAGTTCACAGGAAGATGAATTAAATAAACTAGGCGGAAAACTTGGAAAAGTGTTAAAATGGGGATCAATAGCTTCCCTTCCGATAGCTACTTATTTTTTAGGTAGGCACTTAGAAAGAAATACATTAGGCAAAAAAAATTTAGAACTTACACCAGACATGATTAAAAAGGTGCAAGATTCACAATTACAAATTAGAAAAACTGGGTTATAAAATGAATAAAGAATATGTATTAGAAAAATTAGCACAGGCTCCAGGTAGCGGAGGTTTAGATGAAGAGTTTATGAAAGCTTGGGCAAGAGAAGAGGGTAGACGAACTGCAAGCGGCGGTATATCCGATTTTGAAAAGGCAAAGGCAACTGAAGCAGGTAAAAGAGCTGCTGGTTCTTTAAAAGATGAATATAGAATGGCATGGGCAAGAGAAGCTGGTAAAATGAAAGCTGCCCCAAAACCAACATTTTTCGGTGAATTCAAAACAAAAGGCTTACCTTTGATAGCAACGGGAGCCGCACTAATGACTATATTTTTTGCTGCTGATCAGATAATAGATTATCTAGAAAAGAAAGGAAAGGCTGTCAAGTCCAAAGAATATTTCCAAGCTATGTTAAAAGCACATCCACAATTACAAGCTAAAGATCCAAAAATAGTAGCACAGTATTGGGAATCACTGTATCATTTTAATCCTGGGATGGCTGAAGATCCATTAGCTTCCGGAGCTTGGATTACCCAAGCTACTCGTAGTTTATCAGGTTTAGAGTTGGGCGGACCTGCACCAGATTCTTATGCAACTTTAACACAAATAGCAAAACAGTTAAAAGAATCTAAAAGTTCTAATAAAATAAATTCATCAGAGTTTATTTTACCTGATGTAACAAGAGGACTTTTGTCATTAGGTTAACAAAATGATAGAGAAAAATATAGATTATTTTTATGGTGATGGTAACTCAACGATTTTAGAGTTAATACATCCAGCTAGCATGGAAAAGACGGCCCAAATGTCGGATGATTTATCTCAATATATAAGTGAGTTACCAGAAGATAAAAGTTGTACATATGTTTTATGCAATGCACTATCATCAGGGGAATACTACGGTAGTAATAGAAATGGAGATTATTTCCCCGAAGAAGTTTTAAAAAAATATCATAAAACTTTTGAGGCTTTAGGTTATGTGTATAGATTGCATCAAAATAAAGATCCTTTGAAATCTATAGGCAAGGTTGTATTTTCGCACTATAATGACAATATGCATAGAGTCGAACTTGTTTTAAAATTAGATAACAAGTTAGCCAAAGACGAGATTGAAAAGCTAAAAAAGGGCGAAAAGCCAGCGACATCTATGGGTGCTAAAGTTCCATTTGATCAATGTTCAATATGTGGTAATAAGGCAAAAACTAGAGGAGAATACTGCTCTCATCTAAAAACACAGATGAATCAAATTTTACCAGATGGTAGAAAAGTTTACTGTATAAATACCATGCCTAAATTTTTTGATCTAAGTATAGTATTTATACCAGCAGACAAAACATCTAGTTTATTAAGAGTGGTAGGTGGAGAAAATAAAGTGCAAAATAGTACTTTAGAAAAAACTGCAAGTCTAACAGGTATGGAAAAAATTGCGGAAATTACGCAATTAGCTGAAATAAATAAGAGAATAGTTGGAGAACCTTCTAAGGTACTTATAGCTAAAAATCCAGAACAATTATCTAATATATTAGCATTAACGAAAAATAAAATAAAAAAAGATACTATTGAAAAGCTAGCTGAATTTCCTTTAAATGAAATTTTATCTACTTTTAATATTTTAAGAATAATGCCAACACCTGAGGATTTTCAAAAAGTAGCGTTATACTCTTTAGGTGAAAAGGAACTAGCTGATAATCTAGAGTTAAATGGAGTTGTTTTTGAAGAGACACATGATTATAAAGATATAGATGATGTATCACCAGATTTATATAATGAAAAAATAGCATCAATACTTGAAGATGAAGTGTCAAATTTAAGTTTAACAAAGGATCTATTTATAGCAAGAGGTTTATGCAAAATAGCACAAATGTTACCTGATGGTAGTAAGGCAAATACCTCTACATCTTTTGAGCACGTAGTTCCATATACAGAGGGACATTCATTTTCAGAATATCCATTGCAGTCTTCAAGGCAACCGTCTTATTTAGAAAAATTAGTATTTGGTAGTGAGGCAGACCCTAGAAAATCCCCCGTAAAAAATCCAATAATACCTTTAAGTATATTGGGTATTTTATACGGCAGTTACGCAAAAATATATAATAAATTTTTTTCAGATTCTAAGTTTTTAAATTTTATAGCAAAACATCCAGAGGTAATACCAGCTGGAGTTTTAGCTGGGAGTTTTGGATCGACTTACCTACAAAATAGAGAGTTTAATAAAACTGCAGGTTTTATGGGTAATACTTTAAGAAATGCTTTTATTACAGTACCAACATCATACTATTTTGCAGGCAAGCATGAGAATAAAGCAAGACGTGGAGAAGAAATATCTGTAATAGAGAATATAGTTAGAAAACACCCATTGTTGGTAAGTATAGCAGCTGCAGCTTTAGGTTCAAAATTAGAACAAGGCATAAGGAAAATGGCCAACTTTGTTGCACAGATACCAGAAGATAAGAAGGATATAATTTTAAAAGATTTAATAGGAGGATAGTAAAATATGGCAGAATCAATGTCATTGGAAACATTATTAAGCAAACTTGAAGGTGCAAAAGCAGAAGAAAATAATTTTGGAGAAAATTTTACAGAAAAAACAGCTGAAGCTCTTGACTCTAATTCAGAAATTTCGTATAATAATGATATAAAAAAAGAAGCACAAGAACATCTAAATGATGACGAACAGATTTTAGAAAAAATAGCTCAAGCCAGAGAAATGGGTATAATAATGGCTAGAGAAATGTATAAAGAATTAACAAGATTGATAAATCAATAATATTCCTCGGAGGAAAAACAATATGGCAAGTCTTATGGAAGTATACGAAGAAATGCAAAAAACAGCACAAGAACAGCAGGTAACTGAAAATGTACAAAGCGAAGTAGAGGGTGTAGATAATGAAACCCTACAGATACTAGAAAAATATGCTCAGGCAGCTGAAGCTTATTTAGCAGAGAATTTTACAGGTTACAACGATGATCATATCGTTAAAGTTGCTCAAGAAATGATCGAGTATGATACTGAACGTTTTGAAACAATGGAAAAAGTTGCTGAGTTGCATGAAGCTGGTATCATAATGGCTAAAGCTTTTAAAGCAGAATTAGCTAACGGATAATTTTTTATTATAATTATTTAATGGAACTTACGAAATTAGCAGCCTTAGCAATTAGGCAACTAAATGATGAAAAAAAAGAGTTAGAAGAAAAGATTGAAATTCAAGAAGAAGCTGTAAAGTTAGCTTTCAGTTTATATAAAGAAGGTCATATTTCTAATGAGTCTTTGGAATCAAAAATAAGTGAACTATCTACAAAGTCTTTAGAAGAATTAAAAATTATAAAAGGCTCTATAGAATTTGCTAAAACTGCTAATTTCACTTCATTCAAAGTATCACAAGATGACAATGAAAACATGCTAGACGCAAAAACACAATTTATAAATTTTTTAACTAATTAATTATATAATGGAGGATAAGCAAAATGCTTCTACCACTTAATCAATTAACCTCAGTCACTAGGATTGAAGCTGCTGCTTCGGATTGGGTTGTAAACTCTGGCCTTAACGGTACGTTCGTAGAACTCGTTAATGGTGTAGCAACCAAACCTACCGCAGGCAATATGGCTTTCCCTATTTGGTCTGAGAGTAATAGAGATAAAACACAAGGATTTACCCCTGACGTCAAAGCAGTTGGCCAGGTTTCGGTAATATATGGAAAATTACGTGCAGTCACTGACCAGTTTGTCGGTTCCCCTGTCCCTGGTAATTTACTCTACGTAGATGCTCTAGGTAGATTAACAACTTCAACAGCTGGCGCTGGTGTTGTTGTAGGCGTATGCACTAAAGCACCTTTCGCTGAAAGACGTCTTAACGTTGCATATACATTAATCGAATTCATTACCACATAATAGGGAGGACAGTATAAATGGAATACAATGCAAGTGCACTAAACGAAATGTTTTTGCAAAAAATAAACACCCCTGATGGTATTGAAAAAGCTGCTCAAGAAGGTGCTGCCTTTATTCGTCAGAAACTCCGTGAAGTTTCTTTCGCAAGAAAAGTAATTCAGCCTCAGTTTGTAACTAGACCTGAACTACAGAGATCTGTAAATCATGAAGGTTTGGTAAAAATTGTTGATATCGAGCCAGATTCAAAAGCAATGGTAGTTACCTTTAGAGGTAACCCTGATGGTCAGTACATTGAAGGTCCGAGATATGAAATACCATTTTTCATGATTTCGTCACCAGACTTTCAAAAAACCGAAAGCGAGTTAAGAGCTTACGGATACCCTATTACTGAAATCATGGAAAGAAATTCCGTTCTTGATATTCACAAAGTAGAAGATGAACAGTTCTTAAAACATGTTAATGCCGCTATTGATATAGAAGTTAATCTCGGAAATACTTACAAAAGCATTACTGGATCATATGACACTGATGGCACAATTAAAAGAAAAGATTTGAAAGACCTATTCGATGCCCTTGACGGGGACAAATTAAGATGCGAATACATTTTAATGGATTCAACTATGTTTAACAGACTCTTACTTTACTCTGCTGCTGATCTCGGCGATACATTCCAGTCAGATGTTACTTTGAACGGATTCACCTATTCTGCATTCTTAGGCAGAAAACTTATTGTATCTAATAAGAAAGACCTTCTGGACAATACAATCTATGCGTTTACTACACAAGATTTCTTTGGTCAGTTTTTAATCCTTGAAGATACTAAGTTCTGGATTGAGAAAAAGAAAAATATAATTACTTTTGCTGCATACGAAGAGATTGGTATGGGTATAGGTAATACAAGGGCTTGCGCCAAGTTGACGCTTTCCTAAAATATAAGGGGTTATATTATGAAGCCTAGAGCAATCTAGGCTTTTTTTATATTTGATTATAACTTTATAAATTATTATATTATTATAGGAGTAGTTATGACTTTAGAAGAAAAAAATTTTTTAGAAGAAATACCAGAAGAAGACGCAAAGTATGTAAAAAGACTTCGTAGAGATATTCGAGATTTCATAGAAAAAAACGAGTTGAGAGGTATAGAGGAAAATACAGACCTTGAAATATATTATTCGCTTATAAACACAGCTTTAGAAATAAAGAATGAAATAGGGTATATAACTCAAATAAATAGCTTATCTGATATACCTTGGAATATATTATCCTCAGGTGCCACAATAGATATATTAGAGAATGAGGCAATAAGGTCAGCAAGAAATACTTTATCATACAATGACGCCGGAGGTATAAATGTTCAAGAGACTGATGTGTATGGCAGATATGTAAATTTATTCAATATGTTTCAAAATAGATATCAAGCATCTGTTAGAAATTGGAAAGCTTCTAAAAATATAGAAAATTGCTACGGTGGTTTACATTCAGATTATAATAATTTAGACTATTAATGTTAATAAAACAATTCACAGTTACACAACATTTAAATTTTAACCTTCTTAATTGGGAGTTTGAACCTACTACAGAAGATTTAGATAATTTGACATTGAATGTCTATCGATCTGAATCACAAGGTATAGATGGAACTTTAACTGATTTTCAAGTAATTAATTCTGGGATAACTCTAAATGAAACTTCTTATAGGGATAATTCAGTTGTAGGATTAATGGATCCATTGAGATTCTGGAACTATAAACTCACCTTAAAAAATAACTTCACTAATACCGAAACCTTACTTACAAGTCAACCAGCGTTTGTAAAAGCAAAACCTGACTCATATATAGCAAAAGCGATACTTAGAAAAAAGGAATTAGTTTTAACTAAAAAAATTGGTCGTCAATTTTATTTAATTAAAAAAAGATCTTGGGGAGTACGATGCCCTGATTCTTGGGATGATGTATTATTTAGAGATACAAATCCAAATTGCCCAACTTGTTTTGGTACAGGGTGGACAGGGGGTTATTTTACACCAATACCAATGTTAGGAATGGTAAATGCTGCTCCTAAATATAACCAGATACAAATGTTTGGGGAATGGAAGCCTTCTGATAAACTACTATACACAATAAACTACCCTATATTATTGCCTAGAGATATAATCGTGGATGACAATAATTTAAGATGGATAGTTATACAAGTACGCACAGTAGAGCATCTAGGCTTTTTAATAGAGCAACAAGCGCAGATAGGTTTAATACAGCC